AAATGTATTACCTACTATGTAATTACCTGCTGTACCACCAGCCCCACCGGGCGCTCCGGCAGGAGTACCGTTTGCGCCTGATGCGCCTTGACCACCACCAGATCCTCCGGGGCCAGCCGGGTTATTAGGCCCGGCATTATTCCCCGCACCGCCAGCACCGCCAGATGTCTGAGTACCGGGAGATCCGGGGCTACCACTGTAGGTTGCATTAGCCCCTAACCCTCCTGCACCACCAGCGCCTGAGTTATAACCAGCGCCACCACCGCCACCACCGCCGCCTTTTCTATAAGTTGTAGAGCCTTTTGGGCTTGGCGCTGAATAGACACGACCACCACCGCCACCACCGCCACCACCGCCGCCTATGACAGCACCATTATTAGTAATAGTGGTTGGGCGGTTTACATAGATAGCGTTGCCGCCAAATGCACCGGCATATCCCGGAACATTGCCGCCGCCGGGGCCGGGATTACCACCTGCACCGCCAACACCCCCCATACCTTGAATAGTTCCGTTGTTTACGATGGTAACAGTATCACCTGTGTCAAACGCAGATGGTACTAACATAGCGTAAGTAGGTGTTGCAGTGCTTCCAACTATAACCCCCGGATTCACTGTCACAGTTACATCTGACGATCCAGCAACATATAAAGGATTTGTAGATGCTGTAGTGTAGACATCATAGTTATAAGTGTTAGCGGATATAGTAAGTGGTATTGAAACTCTTGTTACTGCTGATGATCCGTAAAAATCGCCAACAGCAATTTGCCCAGATGTTGGAATTCCTAAGTTAGCTGGAGAATTTGGTACAAGACCACCACCTCGGTAATACTCAGTCAATGAATGTGGAGTTGTTCCACCAAATTCAGCAGCAATAGTGTTTAGTGATATCGCTACGCCGGGGCCGGGAATCGCCATAATTACACCGTACCGTATGCTGTTACGTTAGCTAATACTGTGAAATTGCCACTTGAATCAAGTTTAGCTATATCTGTTGCGCCGTACTTAAAATATAGAACACCACCAGATTCAACAACACTAAAGTTAGTAGTAGTAACTGATCCAGCACTACCTGTTGTATTCTGATTTAGTGTTGGTACATCTGCCACTTGAATAGCAGACATTACAACATTAGTTCCGTCACCGCGAAGATACTGTCCTGATGTAGTAGCACCAGCTAATGAGTTTATCGCTGCTTGTGCTGTAGTTTGTCCTGTACCACCGTTAGCAATAGGTACAGTACCCTCTAATTTGTCATTATTCAGGTTAGTAAAGTTAGCATCTACCTCATTGTGAGTTAATGCACTTCCCTTACCAGCCCGTGTGACGATAGTGGACATTGTTTATCCTTAGCTCAAGGTCACCGATAGTGAACCAGCAGCAATCTTGAAAATATCGCCAGTATCAATCGCCTTAGACGTATCCAGAGCAGTGTGATACATCAGATTGCCAGCAGTAGAAGCATCCAAGATACCGATATAAGCTACCGTTCCCCATGAAGCCGTAGCCTGTGGAAACTCAACCGCAGCACTATTGGTACTAGCACCATTACTAGGCGCACCAAATGTCACCGCTGTACGGGCATAAGAACCACCAGATACCTCAGTGCCAGTATTCGCATCTGTCGGATCTGTTGTATAAAGTCCGACATAAACAGATGCAGGACTTGTATAGCTCGTATTACGCAAGGTAGCGTTAATCAGAGCATTTTCCAAATAATTCGACATTTCTGCCATGATTTACCTCACGTTATAAGACATAGACATAGGTTGACCACTGTACTCACTAGACTGGTCAGATACCGAAATAGATGCTACAGCCCGATCATACAGAGAAGCCCAGACCTGCAATCTCGCATCGTTCATTAGATACGGTTCAGCCTCACCCAAAGAAGCATACAGCAAGGCATCAGGGCAGTTAGCCAAGAATACATTGCTAGCATTGCTAGCACTTAGCAGTGGAGGCTTTGCGTAGTACAGCATCTGTACCGTATAAGCAGAGTCAGGAATAGGGGCAAATTGAAGCTCTGAAGCCAGAACAGTATAAGTTCTAGGGATACCAGACTCAGTAGCCCGTGTACTCTGGTAGAAGGTATTAGGAGCCTCATACGATACCGAGCTAATCGGAGTCGTATTGAAGTGAATGTCACGCATCTCCAAGAAGTCCGTAGGCAGACCAACCGTAGAATCGCCACCAGTCGTAGTAGCCGTAGCCACCACCAACATCTGACGGATTCTCAAGTCTCGACGCAGACGCTCCTCAGCCAACCGGATAAAGTCAGGGATTACTGAAGTTAGGTCACTACGAGCTAGATAGTTCGCTATCGTAGTCTTTAGGTCACTGTAGCTCGTAAATGCCATGTCTATTTCCCGTTATTGTGCGCCTCAACAGCGCCTTCCTCTACATCTTCCCATCGATACTCATACGTACCAATGTGACCAATATGCTTTGAGAGACTGTGATCTACATGAGTCTGGAACCCGGCATCCAAGGCTTTGATGCAAAAATGCACATCCTCGCCAATGATCCCCTTTGATCCCCAACCAACATCAAACCAAGGCTTAGGAACCTTCTCAAAGACTTCCTTACGAATCATCACCACACCAAAACCAACCGCTGTGACAGGCTCTATTCCTTCCTTGCCCATCGAATCAACCTTGTGCCAAGCGTGACGAATAATCTTGCCATCGTCATCCTTCTCTAGCTCAAGATTCAATGCAGTCGGCAGTGTCGGCTTACGTCTTGTTACCGCATTGACCCCAACAATCGGAACCTCACGGCTTAACAAAATGTCAATCGTGTCAGCCGGAAACCGCATATCTGAGTCAATAAACAGAACCGCATCACATCCCTCTTTGAGAGCAGCATCTACTAGCTTCTCTCTCTGATCGAATATCAGCGTTCCTGCCATCGTATAGAGCTTTAGCCCATTGCCATCCTCAGAGCATCGATACCTTGAGTCTCTACCAACCATCTTGGCAAAGTCAAACGCAAACGATGTATGAACCTCATCCCTAGCTGGTACGCAAGCACCTACGATCATACAGACCCCCTATAAACCTTCCATTGTGCATTATCGGAACTATTGAGCCATCGAGCAAAAGCTGCGTCATCTACTATCTGAAACCCCTTCATTATCCCCATCTTGTTCAAGTCATCAATGACCGTGAATGGGATTCTTGCTACATGATGGAGTTCATTTAGATGCCCAGTTCTTTGCTTGTCTGCCTCCAGTATTTCCTTGTTACTTTCCAGTATCTCGGAAACATCTTGTTTAGTCTCAATGACGATACCACCGTCACCGTCCGCGTGTACAACAGATTGTCTATAGGTCATAAATCCTCGTAGAAAAGCCCCCAACCATAAGGTCAGGGGCTATCTTATTTACAGCGACATATCGAGATCGAAAACGCCGCCATGAGCAGCCTCGTTCTTAACCTCAAGTGTGCACTCAACCAAGATTTGAGTCTTGTCGGAGTCACCTGCCTTAGCCAGTTCGTTAGTCTGGAACGGACGCAGGTAAGCAACTGCTGCATACTCAGGATCAAGGATCAGAGCATCACGGGTACGCATAAAGCGGTTAGGAACCACCGACATATTGCCGAAGTCACTGACATAAACATCAGCAGCACCGATAATCGTCGAAGGCTTTGCACCGTCAACATTGAAACGAGCGCCAGCGATACCAGCAAACGAGCTAACCTTCTGCTTACCAGTTGCGCCAACCATCAGCACTTTAGGCGAGCCACCGGATACAAACACCTCAGCCACAACGCTTTTCAGCAGGGCTTCAGTAAATGTACGAGCAGTACCGTCAGTACGGGTTGAAACACCAATGGTTGCTGGATCAGCACCGTCAGTCTGAGCCGAGGTATTAGTCTTGATCCAAGACAGCAGCGAACCCATCTTACGAGCGTTAGAACCGTCGCCAGCAGAGCGACCCTGATTCGACAGCATGATGGTTTCCAGATCGCGCTTGATCTCTTGCGAAGCCTTAGCCAACTGATAAGCCTTTTCAGACTTACGACCAGCCTTGTTCACAGAGTCCAGAGTGCCGGAGACTTTGATAGTCTTTTGCAGAATCTGGGTGTAGTTACCAAGACGAACAGTCGGAGACAGGGTAGCGTCCGAAGCATCAGCACCTTCAACAGCAGCGTTAGCGGTAGTAGCGGCTGCAAGGTTATCGGTCTGCCACTCATGGTAAACAGCCGTAGCTTTCGTCTTGCCAATCGAGGACATAAATGGTGTCTCGGTTGGGCTGATGTCATAGATTACATCGGTAAGGTCTTCACGCTGACCAATAGCGGTATGTGCGGTATATGTTGCCATGATATAAATTCCTTATAAGAATCGTTCAAATACACTTGCTGCATCTGCCACCCGACCGGATGACTTCGCTCGCGCTTTAAGTTTCTTCAGTTCCTCGCTATTACTGTCTCGCGGTTTAGCAGCGCCGGGCTTAATCGCCTTGGGAGCCTCTTGGACACGCTTATTAACAGCAGGCTTACTCAACTGTAACTTGTCGTATTGCATCGCCTTATACAGCGTCAGAACTGCTCGGGAATCGAACACATTAGCCAATTCCTCATCAGAGAACCCTAGTTGCTTACCGAAAGAACGGATTTCCTTGCGGATTGTCTCGCCCTTCTCTGGGTCAGCATATTCAGGTATCGCAGCAACTAGCTTCTCGGACTCAGCAGCAATCGTCTGCCTCATCTGTTGTTGCCTGTCATATTCCTGCTGTTGCGAAATTCTCTCCCGTTCAGCACGAACCTGCGCTAACTGCTTCTCCCTCTGAGACATCTCAGCGACCTTCACGGCATAACCGATAGGATCAGTCTCTTTCAGGTAATCAAGATTCTCTGTTTCCTGCGGCTGGTGCAACATCGACTCGATGATCTCCAACCGTTGCGCGTATTGATCGCGCATAGCCTTAGCTTCTTGAACCGCTTGACGTTCGGCCTCAACCGCCTTGCGTTCCTCAGCTACAGCTTGCGATTTCTTGGTATAGTCAGTGCCAAGTTGATAAGACTTGATAAGCTCATCGAGGGTGACCTCCCGTTCTTCGCCAGCGGCTTTGACACGGAATGTCTGAGGTTCCTCTTGCTCATCCTCGCCATCTTCTTGTTCTACCTCTGATTCGTCTGAATACTCAGGCTCATCAGATTCGGCATCGCTATCGTTGGCCTCTGCTTGGAGTTCAGGTTGTTCCTGTTCGGAGCCTTCATCCCCACCCATTAGACCCAAGATAGCGTCAGCTGCACCACTTACACTTAACTCACCACTACCCTCAGGTGTCGTGTTTTGAGTATCGCTCATTTATGTTTCCTAAATTATATCGGGAACCGCCCGACACGGGTTACAAAATCTTCATCCTTTTCTCGTCGATCATCTTCTGAGCAGCAATGCCTTCAAGATAGGATTCAACGGATTCCAAGACTCGGAGGCGCATATACGCTTGTTCCCTTAGCTCAGTCTCACCATAGTTACTATTAACAAATTTGTTAAGCTCGTTGCCTCGGAGTTCTTCCATCATCTCCACAAACATCGGCTCTCTAAGCAGGTTAATTGCCCACTGTGCTTTATCCATTAAAACTGCCTGTTATACAAAAGGTTAATTATGTTACCAATATTAGGATTTCTTTCATAACTAATGCCATAACTTGATGGCCCGGTTTGGTATAAAGCATCCAACCCAGTTAGCCCAAAATTAGACTCGTTAATCTTTCCTTCTGGCGTATTTCCAGTTACTTTGTAACCACTGCCAAGCAACCCAAGCGATAAAGCATCATTATTTATTGGGAACTCATAGCCAACCCTGCCACCACCGTAAACAGAATTTATGCCTTGACTTCTCTCGCTTTCAATATTCGCAGACAGTTGCAACCTAGATAACAAATCTTGAAGAAATGACGGATCAGGATTTGAATTAAGAAGCCCCGGAATATTGTAATAATTTTCGTCCATATTAGCCCCCAGTCAGACTCCCTAGCTCTTTAATCGTCTTCAGAACAATCTCAGCCTGTTTGTTACGGGTATCCTCGTCTGCTATATCCATTGCCAAAACCGCTTGCAGTTGCTGGACTGCTAACTGAGCCTCTTTAATCCGAATCTCAGCCTGATCCTTCTGGTTCTTCATCTGCATCTCAATGCCCTTGCGGGTGAACTCAGCCTCAAGCGTCTGACGTTCCAGATCCAACTTGGCAGCATCAATCTGCGCTTTAGCCTGTGTCTTCTCACGCTCTACCTGTGCCAACATCTGCGCCACTTCTGCCTGTGCGTCAGGAGTAGGTGGTTTTGGCTGCGACAACTGAGCATCCATCTCAGGTGTAATCTCATTCATAAAGGCTTTGGCATCCTTAAATCCTGCCGCCTCAATGAACTGCGCCAATGTGTTCCGGTACTGACCAACCGATACCAGAGGATTAGACGGGCCATACTGCTGAATAATCTGCTCCTGCTTGGCAAGAACCATCTGGAGCATAGCCAGCTTCTGATCCCGATCACCAGAACCCAGACCTACGTTAATTGATACATCGTATTCATTTGACCATGTGCGAGGGTCAAACTGCACATACTTGCCACGCATACGGACAATCTTAGGCTTATCCTGATACTTGCCCAACAGATGCAGAATCCCTTTAAACAAGCTCTTAACGCCAGTCTCAGCGAACACACGGGCAATTAACTCCAGCTTGCCAGAGTTTGACTTCATCATCGCAGCAACAGCAGTAGCCGTTACGTTAGACAGAATATCTGGGTCAAGACCTTGTTGTGCATCGCTAACACCAGTACGCCGGGCTTGGATGTTATCCATGTACTCCAGCATCGGCATAGCCTGACCAAAGGTAGACTGAACCTGAAGCGGAACCAGAGCGTTAGGGTTCTTCATCCGGACAATACCGCCGGGAGTAGCGTTCAGCAGGTCATCAAGATTTACCTGACCATCAACAGCGCCAACACGGTTATTGTTCGTTAGATAGAGATTATCGAGAGACTGACGGGTAATAGTGGACTTGATAAGCTGGATGTCCATAGCCCGATCTGCCAGCGATTGTCCGAAAAACTTATGCGGAATCGGGATAGGGCAAATAGAGTGGAACGGTACATAATCACACTCCTCATCCTCTAGTATCTCTGAGCCACAATAGATAATCCGATGCAACTCAGCAATGCCATCATCGTCCTCGTCAATGCGGATATAGCACTCGTATACCTCAACCGTCTGCATGGCAGGATCAAGGCTTTGTGAATCGTCTGGTTGTTCCCCTTGGTCAAATCGAGCCACTCGCTCAGGGCTAAACGTCAGATCATCATAAGAAGGTAGCTCATCTACGACATCTTTATCGTAGCCCATCGCAATCAATTCTGACCGCTGCATGAGCTTTCGGTGAGCTACAAAGGGAGCATCCTCAATAGTCCGTGCAGCCTTGGATATGAGGAACTCCTCTGGAGGAACATTCTCAATACGGACTTGACCGTACTTATTCACCCGCTTGACAGTCACAGAATAGGACGGAGCCTCGATAGGCATACCCATCATATCCATGCCAGCAGGAACCATCTCTATCTTTTGACGGACTACCTGAAGCGACTCATCCGACAGGAGCAAGGCTAGCTCATCTTCTGTAAGATTCTGGTACTTCTCTTTGGTAACGTCCTCTTTGGCATCCCAGTAGCTCTTAACGACACCAACCTTCTGAAGCAGGGCATCCTTGAACCAGTTGTGCAGGATCAGCAGACCCTCGTTCTCCCGATAGAACACCCAGTTACAGTAATCTGTGGCCTGTTTAGCAGACTCCTCATCTTCAGCAGTCTTAGGCTCAAAATAGACAATATCCTCAGTAGTCGTGAATACTCGGATAAGTTGCGGCAATGCACCGTCAATAGCTTCAGCAACCTCACCAGTAACGATCTGGCTACGGCCTTCTACCTCATTACCATAGGGATTGCGAAGATAGTAATCCAACGCTCTGCGGCGTTCTTCAGTAGTCTCTGTCTCAATGTAGCCGATACTATTGTCTATTTCGGCTTCAAGTATGCCCTTGATCTGGCCTTCATCCATCTTCATAGCAAACCCTTGCAAGAATTTTGCTCATTATACAACCCATTTAGTATTGATAGGCAAGTCTGATGACCACGAATCATCGCTCTCGTCAAGCCCAATCGCCAAGTATCTGAAGGCATCCGAGTAGTGGCTAGACCAGTCGTGCAGTGGCTTATCGTAGAAGACCTGTTGCTTCTCGTTATATTCCCGCCGATAGTTGCGGATAGCGTCCAGACCAGGCTTAGTCTTATGATCGAACCAGCATCTAGGCAGCAAGCGCCGAACAGCCTGAATGCCATCAGCTATAGATAGTCGAGGCGCAACCGTAATGTCTAGCCCTGCCTCCTGCAAGACCTCCTTACGGCTGCGACCAGTGCCTAGCTCCCTTACCTCCACATCGTGCGGCAGTATCTGTGCAAAGCCTTCGTACCTGTTCTCTCTGAGCCATGATACATACCAGTCCAGACCGACACCGTGGTTTTCGACGCAATCGATAAGCCTAACCTCTTTGCCAGCAAGCTGAGTAATCCAGATACAAGTAGAATCGCCCATACCAAGATCCCAAGCAGCAAAAGACCGGCAAAGGTCATCCCTGTCAATAGTGGTAATACGATTTTTGGCTTCGAGATCGTTAATAATCTGACCATAATAACTACCCTCAACCGCTGCGTTAAAGGAACACTCAAACTCCTGCTGGTACTTGTCCTCGCCCATCTCTTTGCGAGCGCCCCAGAGTTCTTTGTCGCTGAGGATGCCTGTGTCACTAGCCTTGAACTCCAGTAGCTTCCAGCCTTCCGCTGTCTGTGCGCGATCCCTAAAGTCAGCAAAGTGGTTCTTACCCTTAGGCGTACCAATAAAGAGACACCACGTAGGAGCATCGTCTGAGTTCCTATCTGCTAGGGCTGGCCTGATGACCTCGTTCCAGATTTTAGGGTTTTGGTCTCCGATCTCATCCAGTACAACACCATCAAAGTATTGACCACGCAAGCTATCAGCGTTATCAGAACCATAAAGACTAATCCGTCTTCCCCAGAAGTCAACCCGTAGCTCCGAGATATTTGCAGTAGCTCCCAAAGGGCGAGTGAACTCAAGCAGATAGTCCCAAGCGACACGCTTAGACTGAGCGTAAGTAGGAGCAATATAGGCAAATCGTGGGTTTGGTTTCTTGCACTCAATGGCAGCCTTTATCAAGTGATTGATAGCGCTTACAGTCTTGCCCATACGACGATGAGCCACTACGACCGTAAACCTGTGGTTATCTACTGCCTCATGGATCTTTAGCTGCTGCTCCCTTGGCTTGTAAGCTATCTCGATTACTTCTGCCATGTAACCACGTGTTGTTGAGGAGCACCATCAAGGCCAGTAACCTCAGTTCTAGCCAACTTAGGTATGTGGTACTCACTGAGCTTCTGCATTAAGTCCAATGCCTTGCCAGGATCAGGCTTTAGACCATAGACTTCATCGCCCTCAGCCACCCTCTGTAGCCATCTATCCATGTAAGGCACGTTCTTTTCAAGCAATGTAGCAATAGCATTGCGTACTACTGCTGTACTCTTGTTAGGAACACCTGCTGGTCTACCCTTACCTGCATTAGTTAGGCCGGGGTATTTTTCTTCCTCAACTTTACTGTCATTTGTTTCCATAATTGCATTATCCTTTGGATGTCATGCTTAACGTTCTTCTTGTTGGCTACCTAGTAGTCCTGTACCAATTATAGGGGCTGCTTGGAATAGTGGTTGTCCTTTTGATACTCCTGCCTTCATCTCTGGAGTTATATCTAAGTAACGAACGCCAGTCATACCACTGCTACTAAACTTACTTCTGTCTTGACCAAGTTGTTCAAGCAAGTCTAAATCTTCTAATGCTTGTTTATCTGATTGAGTTCGTATTTTAGTTTCACCTACCTTAGCTCCCCATTTTTTACCGTATTTATTCAAAAATTCAGGATAGCTTTTATCGTAATATTGTTTCATTCCTTCACCGCCAATGGTTAAATCATCGCCTTTGATTACACCATCTTTTTTCTCAATAATTTGTTTAGCCATTGCTTTACCTAATACTTCTTCAACTGTTTTACCTTCTGCTGCGCCATCAATAAACTTACCATTAACTACTGTACCGCTAAATGTTTTATCATTATTTTTCTTTGCAGAAACTAAAATTTCTCCTTTTGTACCAATTGGCATAAAAGTTATTTCATCTACATTTTGTCTCAATTCATTTGAATATCTAGTAATCTGTTGTTTACCTGTTGTCAATCCGATACGATCATAGCCGTTCTCGGCTGCGTGTTGGATAGCTCTCTTTAAGGCTAGTTGATACCATGTGTCTTTAAATGGTGCGTCTGGTACGCCTCCTTTAGAAGCAACAAAAGCAGATTGTAATTGCTCATATTTAGCCACTTCTTCCGGCTGCATACGCTTCATAGTTGCATACATTGAAAGATTTTGTTCAGGGTTTAAGTCATATTTATCAGCTAATTCTTTTGAATATTGCCTAAATGCAGACTCAGAAGATTTTCCTTCTGCACTAACATATCCTTTTTCCCTACCAGCCTGATGCCAGTCGCTCTGTACTTCCTCAATTAGCAACATCTTCTTACCGTCTGCGTCTACTCTGTCATTGACTCGTAGATGGGCTAGGATATTTGGCTGGCTAAAATGTGAGGATCTATATTCATCTACATTTTTTCTGCTTGCATAAGCTATATCTGCCGCTGATAACTTCGCATCAGGGGCAGCCCCAAGAATAGACCTAGCCTCAGCTTCAGTTAATTGCTTTGCTGGCATAGTCAACAATAACTCACGATAGTTTTCACCACCTGGTAATTGCCATTGAGAATGTCTTGTTGGTATTGGTTCTGGTACTACATAAGCAGCATCAGCTTCATAATCCCTTTTATTTTGCAAATACCTTAATTTATTATCTATTTCATAAGTAACATTATGAGGAGTTCCATAACCTAAAGAATCCATTTGCTTATATAAAGCCTGTATCTCTGGCTCATATTTATCAAATACTGCTTTTCGTTTAGCAATACCTATAGGATCTTCTGCTACAGACTCACCTAATCGTACCTCTTTAACATTTACCCGATTATTAGCAATGTAATCCTGAACTTCCTGCTTGGTAACATTCTGCTTGCCTTTTAGATAATCATCCAGACCCATCCATTTAATCTCGTCAGCCCGTACATCTGGGCCTTTCATGATGTCATTAAGGAAAGCCTGACCAGTGGCAGATTTCCTCGGACTTGCCATTGCAGCCTGTTCAACAGCACTGTAAAAGCCAATGTCAGACTTTGGAGCCGCTTGCAATAATCCCGGCGCATCTTGAACAGACATCCCTACAGGCAGCCCCTTACCCGCTTTCAATAAACCTCTGCCAGCAGCTACGCCGCCAGCACCCAAAGCTAATGTATCTATTACATCCATCGTGTTAGGCGCTCTGCCCATACCTACATCGGTATATGCTTGTTGTGCGCCAGTTAAACCAAGCATATCAGCAGGTTGAATTGCCCTTAACAATTGATTCATATCCACTTGCTGAGACTGCAAACCACCGGGAATAACCTCACCAGTAGGCGCTTGCTTAGGAGCGAAGTTAAACCCAGTTGGGATAGTTACCTGTGGCTGTGCATTTGTTGTAGGGAATAATCGCTCAAGATTAAGAGGATTCGCAGCCACTACCTGTTGTGCATTAGGAAGTATTTGATTGAGGAATTGCCCTACTCGACTAGCACCACCAGCAGCCATCTGAGCAAAATTAGGGGCTACCGGAGTAACCGCCCCAGACACATTACGACTCAAGTTCTGGATAGACTGAGGCTGCATATTCATCTTCTGTTGGAACAGAATCCGATCTATCTCAGCTTGCGTCAATTGTCTGGGCATCTCAGCCATAAAATACCTCGTACATATCCGGCCTGTTAGCCTTTATCCACTCTCGCGGTTCCTCATGGCATTTCTTGAAGTCTGTGCCTACCGTCTGGCTTCCTGCATGATGCACATAAGCCCTTGACACAAAATGCCTAAATCCTGCCTGTTGCAGGTCATGGCATATTATATTATCGGAATACCAATTTGTACTAGGAAACTTAGCCGTATCCCATGCCTTCCTGCTTATGCTGGCAAATATTGGCGCGATTACACCCGTTTCCTTGATCTGCGCCTCACTGCGCCACCTTAGCCCTACCCGACTGTCATCCTCTACAGGGAACCTGATGTTTTGATCTGGCAATACATAGTCAGACCTAGCCCCCAAGATTCCGTAATTTAGGTCGTTTGATTCCAGAATTCTCAGATCCTCTGCCAGCAGCTTTATCGTATTCGGGTTCAGCACCACATCGTCATTACTGAGGATTACTGAGTCAAACTTGCCATGCTGGAATGCGTAATCTGTAGCCGTATTGTAGGCATCACCAAAGTTACTCGATAAATTAGGACTCCAAACTAGGTTCGGCAGGATTCCCTTAACCTTGTGCCAAAGCTCTAGGCTATTCCCAGATAGATATACAGGGATAGTTGGTGCGTAGATTCTGATGCTCTCCAGCAATACCGTTATGCCCGGGTTGTTTACCGTACAGATGACTATTGCTTGCATTACTTCTTCTTGTTTCGAGCAGAGATGGCTGCGGCTTTCTTCTTGGCATCGGCCTTGCTGCTAGCCCCCCATGCTCGTAAAGACAGTAACAGACGAGTAGGCTCACCATTGGGCTTCTTCTCCGGCCCCGGCATACCACCCATACGGGCTAGGAAACTGGCTCTACGGGGATTATCGCCAGACTTAACAGGAGCCTTCAGGTTTGAACCGGGATTCTCAGCCTCATAAGACCTGCGGCCCTTCTCGTTCAGACCACCCTTGGCATTCTTTCCTGCCTTCTTAGTCCAAGCGGCACTCATTTCTTCTTCTTTGCTTTGCTCTTGGCAGTACGGGAACCACGCATAGGCATAGATATTTCAATCTCAATCTTGCCGTTTTTACCGTTCTTGCCTTCTTTTTCTTCGTGCATACAATTCTTACCGCCCTTGCACTCGCCGCCCTTGCACTTAGGGCATGATTTCATACCTTTCATTTTTTAGCCTTTTTAGGTGGTTTTGCAGTCTTAGCCGCTTGCTTGAAGTCGGCCTTAGTCGGAGCGCCCTTAGTACCCGGTTTACGCATCTTCTCGCCAGAACCCTCAGCTATGCGCTTGCGCTTGGCAGCAATATTGCTGTAAAGACCGGGCTTCATTTCTTGCCCTTCTTCTTAGCCATGCCAGCTTGACTCAGTGCGATTGCTACCGCCTGTTTCTGAGACTTGACCACCGGGCCGCCTTTGCCACTATGCAGCGTTCCCTTGCCAAATTCCTTCATAACCTTGGCTACCTTCTTCTGGCCTTTGGTCTTCTTCATTGAGCAATTCCCCTAGCTGGTATTGAAGTTCCTGCTCCGTAACACCATAGGCTCTTTCAAAGGCTTTACGGCCTAAGCCGTGATAACCTGAGTTACCTCTGTGGTGTTCTGGGCAAAGCGGTATTACGTTGTCGTGCGAGTTCCTGACTCCCATCCCCAAACCCATACCTCGAATATGATGAATTTCGGCTGGAGTACCGGGATAACCTGCTCTGTAACAGATTATACAACCAATGTCAGCAACTTTTGACAAGTATTGCGCTTCTCTTTTACGCACGATTTTTACCTTCTAGCCGCTTGTGAACCAGCTTTACTAAGTCTTTTATCTGGTCTGGATAGTAGTACCAAAGGTTGCCAAACGACTGCAACCCGATTTCTTCAATGTCCTGATCCGTGAGCTTCTTTAGCTTTATTGGCAAGTTCTCTAGTAACGGCCTTTGCTGGATCATAGTCAGAGAAACCGTCTACATCAAAGCACTCAGGGCACTCAGTAAGAGATTCTTCTGTAAATGCACAATAACCTTTAGGTATCTCATCCCAGTAATCCACGAATCCACATTTGCAACATTGTGCCAAATTGCTATCATCTACAACATTATCGTTAATCATATTATCCTCCTATTGGGTTGCTCTATCCATACCTCTGTTAGATGCTTCCTGTGACCGCCACACGTCGATTCTGGCCTGTGCTGCTACCAACATCCACCTAAGTGTTTCGGCCTTCTCTACGGCCTCTTTAAGCCCGCCCAGCACCGCTAGATATTCTGGATGGCTATATGCTTGGTTTTCCCTGTCGGCAATGGTGTTCCCTATTGCGGCTGAGAACAACATCGCCTTTTTGCTTTTGCGGAATTCTTCAAGGTAGGTAACCTGAGCCTTGGCCTGTGCGTATTCAGCAGAGTGCCGTATCATGTAGTCTATACTTTTATGCGGGTCTATTGAGTTCATATTGGTAACCCGGGTTCCCCCGGGAGTTAGTTAAATTATTTTTGGGCGCTGAACGATTGTCTGCTTAATACCGTCACGCTCGCCGTGTTCGGATACTGTTGCCATCATATTAACTAGCTCACCTTTTGAGCCAAGGTAGTTGCCACGATAGACCACAACATTACCATTACAGCGAATAATGTTGATGTTTTTGATGCCAAACTGAGTTTCGATGCTAACTACACGCTCGATGGTTCCATTGATCTCGATACGGTCACCAATAGCGCCGATATGGGCGCTGGTGGCGTTTTGCTGGCGCTTGGCTACCTCACCATTGACCAACTCAATCTGACGCTCTGTTGGCGTTTTGATGCGGTTTACCATGTCATTACGCAGACGCTGCCAGAACTCACCAGTTAGGCTGTCAAGCATATCGAAAAACGGCCTGTGCATTTCAACAAAGGCATCCTTAGCAGCCTGATGTTTAGCCTCGATAGCCGCTTGTTTTGCAAGTTTTGCTGCATTACGTTTGTCAGCAGCAGCATCGAGCTTGGCAAGCTGTTCAGCCGTGTACAGAGGGGCTGTCTTGATGCTGGTAAAGCCAGTGTTATGGCAAGCATAGCAATCAAAGCCAGTGTGGCTGTAAGGGCGGCCATTCTCCATGCCCATGATCCACATACGCTTGCCGTTAATTTCGCAGCAGCGGTTGCAGGAAACCTTGTAGGTGTAGGTAGGCTTACCCTTGAGGCTGGTCTGAACTTCGCCAGTGTACTCAGTGCCGCTACGGGTAAAAAGTTTAGTCATTGTCAGCTCCTAGTGATTGATATTGTGCTGCTGTGAGTGAACTATAGCACGATATTACGCCGATGCAACATAAATATTTCTATCAAACAGAAGATTCCGATAGATTTTATTTAGCAGCATGTTCCCAGACATAATCGATAGCTTTTGCAAATTGCTTTCTTGTTAACGATAGCTGTAAGTTATCAGTCAGGACTAGCCCATCACCTACTTCCCTCAAATCACTACCAGATAAGCCCCATCTCCCAGACTTTTTGTGCCTTTCATCGACTTTAAGCATGGCATCCAGCCCTACCCGTATCTCTTTGGCTTGATCTTCCTTATCATTAAAGTTAGCAGCCACTAACCCGATATTGAGCCTAGCGACTATCGTATTCCAGCTTCCCTCATCCCCATAGCCTTCCCGTAGCTTCATTAACTCAGCGTGAGGCGCTAGCTGTAAGGCTGTTTCTGCTTCCTCGTTATGCCTGATGGTTAGTGGTATCGTTTTCGGTACGTATTTCTTAGCTTTTCTTGGTTTTTTATTTGTAGGCATTTTTAACCGCTTCTATTGCGTCTTTTGCATTATTTACAACAGCTACTTGACCTCGCCATCCAGCGTGCCAGATTACCTGCTGAGGCGTTAGCTTTCCGTCTCCATCCTTGAGTTCCAGCAGGACGTTATAGCGCTTCCCATTAACACTATGACCTATCAATAAGTCTGGACAACCTTCTCCTACCTTATGCAAGTGCTGGACTACAAAACCCTCAGCTCTTAATGCAGCAACAATAGCTTTCTGGTTCCCGTCTACCCTGTAAGCCCTCATTTAACAATACCCCATTGGTTGTTTCGTTTTTGTGACTCCCATTGTTCAAACAAAACACCACCTTTTTTCCTATTTCTATTAGATAGGTTTTTAAGTCTTTGTCTTTCAGCTAAAACTTTGTCATAGCTTGGATTAGAACAACTAATGTTTGCCATCCAATCTAATGTTTCTATGTCTTTGCTTTTGTCCGTATCCCAAAGACGATCAGCTAATGATTTCATGTTTCTACCAACAACAACCCTAACACGTTCCACCCATGTAATTTTTTTAGGGATGCGCTTTAAATCACTACCAATCAATTTAATATCGTAAGGAGCAAGCCATTTCTCAAGGTCTGTCATACGAATATCAGCCCTAAAAGCCTTAATTAACATTGCGTCATATATTCTTTGCTTATTCACGCCATTCTCCTTCAATGCCTCGGTTTCCCTTGGCCCATTGTTCCCTAGTGTCGCGTTCTAGCTTGTCAGCCTTCGCATCACCCCGTTTTTGTCGTACTAATTGCAGATAACTGACTGCTTTGTCGCGATTTTCTGCTCTCCACCTAAGTACCTGCCTGACCTCACACTGATGCCTTAAATCTTCCTCTGTTGTCATAGTCACTTGGCTGGCCCTCAAAGCGTTCAATAAACTGGCTAGAATCCCTGTGGAACCAGAACGGATACCAGTCCGTACTTTCCCCATTCCGCTGCTTTTCGTTCATCAGGATCATATCTGGACTCTGCGGATCAATCTCTTGACCCTTCTGAATATCGTTTTCTTTCTTTTTGTTGCGCCACACAATAAACACGTTATCGACCTGATCCGTAATTGAAGACGATCCTCGCAGGTCATTCTTGTTAGGCATCAACTCATCCGACTGGAGCTTGCGAATATGGTGAATCAGGTGAATATGGCAGTCGTGATCCCTAGCCAAAGCAGTCATCTCGTCTACAAACTTCTTCTGACCGTTGTAGTCATCCTCCCCGGATATAATTTTCATCAAAGAATCCACAAAAAAGTGTTGCACCCCTAGTTCTACGGCGCAATATCTTGCCACTGAGATAATCTGTTCCGCAGACGTAGTTCCTTGCTGGTCATAGAACCAAAGATTACCCTGAGCAAAAGCCTTAAAACGGGCGTATAAGGCGCGTTTGTATGGCTCACCTTGTCTGGATGCCTCCCAGTCGATATTTTCGCCAGCAAACTGCCTTAAAAGCCGTTTAATCGATACTCTAGGTTTCATCTCAAAGCTGGCAATACAGCATTTCTGTCCGGCCTTAATTAAACCAAGTGCAACCTGACCTGTAAGCAAAGACTTACCACCACCATTGGAACCAGCCCAGACCGTTACCTCACCCGGCCTGAAGGCAAACGACTTTGTGGCCTCCCATTCCATAGGTACAGACCGATCCACCATCGGGTTATCGATCTGGTCTTCAAGCTCGTCAATCCAGACTGAAGCGTCTTTGACTAGGTACTTGTGGTCTGTAGCGTGTAGGTATGCAGAGAAGTCGATATTGTCAGCTAGGTACATAGTCATCATATTCCTCAAGATTATTTATCAATATTTGTCTACACACTGTGTGTACATTTGAAGCCTTGGCTGCCAGAAAAGCGTTATGCAGTGCCTTAACCTTCTGGTACGGCTCACGACTCGTTATGTGTACCGGCAATCCTACACAGAATCTGAGATCCAGAGCATTGATATTCTCTATCGGCAATATTTCCACATCAGGAAAATCTATCGTATGACGATGCCAGCTAGCCCATGATTTAGTTTTGTCTTCACCGTAGTGGACGAAGATAGCTTTAGGAGCAACCCTATCAAGACGCATCTTGATAATCTCTTGGTGGCCTTTCATTTGATTCTCAGCTTCCACTCTGGGATTATGTTCTCAGGAAATGCAGGTTTCTGGAACCGTTGATTACGAACCCAGTTACGCCAAGTCGCGTCCCAGTCTTTCTTTACACCTTTAGCACCAGCAACGCTAATCCAGTAATCCTTAAAGCCAGCAGAAACCTTAACCGGATCTAGGTCTGGTCTTTCCTGCTTGCAGAACTGCTTTTGGTCTTCAGACAATTCCCAGTCTTTAGATAAGCGAGTACCGCGAGCGCTCTTTATATTTATTTGGTTATCGGTTATCGGTTCTCGGTTAGCATCGTTTTTAGTATCTGGGGCATTGCTGCTGTTATGCTGCGGCATTGCTATAGCATTGCTCCAGCGTTTATTTGCCTTGTTTCTAGCAACTACTTGCCTATTTTTATAAGCAGAGATTTCAGCATCACAGCGTTTCTGACGGTAAACATCTCCGTCTAGAATGAAGAAAGCGTCCAGCAATAATTGGACGGTATCTGCATTTGAACCGATCTTAAATGCCAGTAATTTTGAATCTGCTGGTAGTGGTGTTTCTGTGTCGTAATACATCCACAACAGCTTTAAATAAGCCATTGCGTCTACGTCAGATAGGGAAGCTGTATCTCGACGAAAATCGCCGATATGGTGCTGATAAGAAAACATAACTGCCTCACGTTATTGGCTGTCGTTACTTGGTGGGATAAGGCAGGACGGTAACGAATCGTCTTTTCGGGTTGCACTCCCTAGCCATTCCCGTAGATCATACCTTTACATTTCTTAGCTGGCAAGTCCTGCAAACATTAGCATCTTTAAACTGAATGCTACTTCTAGAGCGTCTGCAACCGGGGCATACTTTCAACCCGTAAAAATTAGTGCTTTTCGGCAAGTCTGCTTGTACAGGTATAGAAGGATCTGGTTTCAATTGTTTGATTTCTAGGCGATAACTTAGGTAAAAACGTTGATAACGGCTTAAATTGTGGTTGGTATCTAGGTGGCGCAACATCCATAACTGTTGGTGGTTGCCCAATAGCATAGTATACATCACCTATTTTTATTAACTTTCGGTAATTAACCAGATCAGTAAGGCCAGCCATAAGCTCATGTTCCTGCCCATAGCCGAACATTCCAAAGTTCATCAGTAGCGCATCAGCAGTCATCCCGCCATGTTTATGAAACACCTGTAGGATTTTCTCTCTACGAGTCATAGCTTATGTCCTCTCATAATTCTGCATTTCTCACGATCCTGATGGCTAAAGTCTGGACTAATCTCAGCAAATGCACAATGAGACTGCTTAATACCACGTTCCTGAGCCTTAATACTCCAATAAATAGAAAACGCCCCACAGGTAAATACAAATATCAAAATAGCAATTTCAGTAACTTTCATAGTTCCTCCATTGTTTCGCTACCGGAATATAGTGCGGCTATATGCTAGTCCTGTCAATAGAATTTCTGTATAGGAATATTGCATACGATTAAAATTATTCATTGACACAGATATTGTGATGGTGCATTATCTCTACACCGCAACTGCGGATTACTAGGAGCCTAATATGAATAAATATGAGTTGCAATATTACTATCTTAACGAAATACAAACAGGCCACCCTGACGATTTCCTGTGCGATCTAAGTGCTGAAGTAATACAGGAAGAATTCAGTAACATCCTGTATGTCTGGTCTAAGTACAGACTCAATCCAGAAAAGTTGCGTCAGGCTATGAGCAACGAGATCGCTGCAATGCTGTGCCGGGCTACTAAATCTGCTCCTGACGTTGTGCTGACATCAGAAGATCACCGCGACTTTGCTAATGAACTGCGAGGCAACTAATGGAAAACCCAATTATTTCAGATGTAAGGACTGTGGCCTACAAAGAAGGCATTGCCGAAGGAATTGAGATAGCCCGCCAGATGCTTTGCAGCAGTCTAGGCAAAGATATTGAAAGCTACGGTCAGGCTCTGGCTCACGTTGATAAATTGATCTGGGAGAAGGAACGCTATGAAAAAGCTGCTATCAACGAATGATTGGTTTGCTAGACACCCAGTATGCTCCGGTGCAATAATTATTGCTCTTTATATTTTAGCTAGTTTTTTATGAGTAAATCAATCCTAGATCCATCGTTTAAATATGTACCTGCTTCCAGTACCAATGTTGCTAAGACGTTTGCAAAGGCTCGTAAAGAAATGCAAGCTAAGGTTAATCCGGTACAGCCTGTTCAGGAAATTCAACCACTCAATATTATCGAGTATAAGAAATTCAAAGGATAAATAATGTCTGAATATCAAGTCTACGCAAAGCTGCAAAAAGCTAGGATTAAATTACAAGCAGCGCCACTAAAAAAATCAGGACACAATAAATTCGCTGGATACCAGTATTTTGAGCTTGGAGATTTTCTTAAAACCATTAACCAGATATTCGATGAACTTGGACTCTGCTCAGTCATCAGCTTTGATAAGGAGCTGGCTACTTTACGCATTGTCGATACTGATAATGGTGGGAGCATTACATTTACTAGCCCGATGGCTGATGCTCACCTGAAAGGCTGTCATCCTATCCAGAATCTAGGTGCTGTAGAAACTTATTCCAGACGCTATCTGTACGTTACAGCACTTGAAATCGTAGAGCATGATGCCCTAGACGCTACAACAGGCCAAGATACGCCTAAGTCAGCAAAGCCGATTACCAAAGATGTATTCGATGAAATGACCAGCGAAGACCAGGAGGCTATCCGTAGTATCGGAGTACAGGTTATCTCCTTGCTATCAATGGACGATGTAGAAGGTGCTGTCCAGTATATCGAGCAATGTGAGTTGGATGCAGACTCCAAGACCGCCCTGTGGAGTTTGTTGGATAGTAAACAACGGGCAGCAATTAAAAAATTCACCACAAGGTAGAAAAATATGAGCTTTGATAATACAAATAGGGGCATATTGTCCAAAAATTTGAACAAAACGGCAGACAATCATCCAGAATATTCTGGCTCAATCAATGCCGACGGAGTTGATTACTGGCTTTCAGCATGGGTTAAAGAGTCCAGCAAAGACGGTAAAAAGTTCTTTAGCTTGTCTATAAAGCCTAAAGATGCAGTCAAACCTAAAGCAAAGCAGGAAGAAGATCCTAACGATCCGATTCCGTTCTGATCTACGGACTGAAAGCTGCTTCTTTGATTAACGTCGGGTTCATCACCGCAGTAAGTAAGTCCACCCTTTATGGGGAAAGCGGATGCCGAATGCGCTTGTGGGTAATGACCGGAGGGAAACCGTCCGGGGCTAAGGACGCAGCGAGTACCCACCTAATACGCCTAGCTAGGAGTGGCGCGTAACCCTAGCAGCAGGGGCTAGAACCTCCTTCGGACTGCTCCAAGTCTAGTGACCCTGCACAATTTATAAGATAAATGCCGTATACATGCTTATATATTTGTATAACCAAGGATATTTATGAAACTGCTAGATGCGCTTCAAAAACAATTTGATATTCGTAACGACAGGCATTTAGCCGCAAGACTTGATGTATCTACACCTGTCATTAGCCGTATTCGCAATGGTAAA